GGATTAGCACTTGTTAATTCAAGATTATTATTAGTTGTGATTATTCCATTAACATCTAATGTTCTTGCAGGAGTGTTTGTGCCAATTCCGACATTAGTTCCATTGTCAAAGATTTGACTATTCCCTACCGCACTACTTGAAGTGAATTTAGCTACATAATTCGTAGTTCCAGAAACAGTTGGAATTTGAGAAGTCAAAGCAAGTGTTCCATCTGCATTAGGCATAATGTATGCCCTTGTAGCATTACCTGTAATAGCAGAAACATCAAAATAAAAGGTTTTAAAAATATTGCTTCCTTGTGCAAAATTAAAAAACATTTTATCTACACTTACAGAACCCATTCCAGTATATCCATCTCCGAGAAAACTTACAGATGAATATTGTTTGAAATTTATAGCAGTAGCATTAGTTTGACCATCAACAACTAAATAATTAGCTTGTAGATATCTTGAGGCTAAATTAACATTTGTAGTTGCTCCTGTATATGGAACATATCCAGATAATGCAGAACCATAGTTGGGAATATTTAAATTATTGCCAACCAAAGTAGCAGCACCGCTTGAACCCGATGTAGTTAGTGTTAAAGCACCTTGCCCACCAATATCTGATAAAACCTCTGCCCCTGTTCTGTAAGTAACAACATTAGAAGCGTTTAAAGTCAAGAACTTATCGGGATCAGTCGGAGTATTTACAACACTCGTTAAAGTCAAATTATTACTGAAGGTCTTTGCTCCGCTTATTGTTTGTGTCGTTCCGATAGTCACATAACCATCAGCAATATCCGTTTCGATGATAGTCGCTAACGCAGTTACAGTACATTTATAAGAATACCCCGAAGAAGGATCTCCCACTAACATTAAATCACTTAACGCAGGGGTTCTACTCTGGAGTTCTGATATTTTCTTATTAGCCATTTTTCGCTTTTAAATAAATAGAATTATGCAGGAAAAGTGTATGTCGATGGAACTTGGCATCTGTCTGCGATATAAGGTAGTTCGATAGTAATATCCGCTCTCACTCCTGCCAACAAATCGGGAGTATCTTCAGTAAAGAAAGTCAAAGTAGCACTTAAACCTTCATCAAAATCAAAGTTATTGTACCTTAATTGTGCGATAATATCTTGACAGATTTCTAATTGGTCACTCAAAACCTCGGTCTCGTTAGTGTCCTCTGGTAGCATCCTATCAAAGAAATATAAAGAAAAATTTAAAGTAACATTTCTTTCGCCTACATTACCACCTGTTAAATCAAAGAACAACGAAGGATAAATATTCTCCGTTCCCCTTGATAGGTAATCCGACAAGTCACCGAAGTAAACGCTTTTTATCTGCTTGTGAGCATTTCCGAGGCTTGTTATCTGTGCTACTATCTGATTGAGCGTTAGTGCCATTTTCTTGTTTTTGTAAGTAAAGCCGCAGCTTTTTTTGATTTTTAAGAGAATAGGTTTTATTCGCCACAACAACGATTTATATTACCTTGATATTTTTCTTCAAAACTCTTGCCTCTACAACAATCGGAATCATCTAACCAAATCGAAGTAGTATAGGCTTGTCTTTCGGGAACCATCGTATCGTAAGTAGAACCCGGATTGTTATATTCTGGAAAAGTATTATATCCGCTTCTATCAATTAAATACTTAACTAATCTTTGTTTGTAGAACTCGGCTCTTGCTCTATATCTATCCGCTACATCAATAATCTCCGCAGCCGAAGGATTCTCTTGCCCTTCTCCAGATTTACGAACCATCCCCTTATTATAGAATTGATAACTCAATCCCATTGGAAGTTCACTCATTACATAATAAACCAAAGTCGGTGTTATGTAAGTATCTAAAAGGCTTGTTTCAATTTGTGTCAGATTGTTATTAGCAATCCCATCTTGCAACCTTTCGTATAACGCAGTTCCCAAAGCAGGAAGGATATACATATCTTGTGCGGTTAAGATTTCTGGATTCACTAACTTTTCATCCACATTATTGTGAAGTCCTGTTCTGTCTTTAATAGTATCTACTGAAATAAAAAGTATGTTCCTGCTCATTTCTTATTTTTTAACAACTACAACTGCGTTCCAAGTGTGTCTGCATTTAGGAGAGTGAATGTTCGTATCGGGTAAAGTCCACCAACCACCGGCACGAGCAAACACATCATATCCTAACCTTGCACTAATTTGTTCGATTTCGCCTCTTGTATAAAGTTTTTTCAAACTCATTAATCTTTGGCAAAAAGGTCTGGAAGTATTCATATTCCTATCCTTTGAGGTAGTTCTTAAATAATCCCAAGAATACTCATAACGAACCAAAAAACTTGTCTTTAAAGGCTTATCTAAAATCTCATTTAAAGGCTTTAATAACTTACTGATTTGAGTATCTACATCGTACTCAAGAATCTCCAAAGCCACCATTTTATTGATCCTGCTTCTTACTTCATCCTCTTCGATATCTAAAGCCTTGGCAATATCAAAAGGTGGAATACGCTTGTTTTTAGCGATTGTATCAAGGATTTTCTTGTCGATAGTATCATCTAACACCTCATCTCTAAAAGCTAATTCTTGAGCCTCTAAATCGCCTACAAACACCTTTTTACGAGCCACTACATTAAAACCTTCTTCCGCTTCGCCAAATTGACTAAATAACTCTATCGTGGAATCAATATCATCAAATCTTTGCTCGTAGGTTTCATCTCCTAACCAAGTGTTAATTGCTTCATCATCTAATCCGTAACCACTCTTTAACATTTGAATGGCTTGATTCCGACTAATCTTTCCTTTATTGTATTCACGAATGATCCGTTGGAAATTCTGCCATTCTCTACCTTTCATCCCCTTTAAATGCTCATTGATTAACCCTTGTTGAGTAGGTTCAACAGGTGTTTGGTATTTGGTCATATCAACACCAATCTTTTCAAGAATCCACTCTTTCGGAGCAAATTGAGAAATAACGCTTTCGCTAAATTCAAAGTTTATCGGTTCTACCGGCTTAATATAAAGTTCAGTAGTTACTCCGTTAATTTCAGCCAAGGAATTAAAAATACCCTCTAAATATTGTTGCTTATCGTTTACATAAGTATTCTTGAAAACCTCGTAACCATCTCTAATCTCGGAACGAGTACCCAAAGAACCTTCAACCAAAATACCAAATAAAGAAGGTGTAGTTATCTGATGTCCTGCAAATATATTCTGCTGAATCATTGTATCTACTCTTCCGAAATCTTCTTTAGTTAAATCACTCGCCCCTAAATCATCAACCGCAGGTTTCTTTGCGATATCTTGAACGAAAGAAAGAATAAATTTCTTACCATCTGAACCGCTAAATCTTTCGGTAAATCTTCTTTCAATATTTCTCTTTTCATCCGGTGTTGGTTCTCCGTTAGGTAAAGTAATAAGTTTACTTGCAGAAAACCCTGTTTGTGCATTACCCAAGACGTGCTTGGAAACCTCAACATCACTTTCAATATAATTTAACGCACCTATGTAACCCGGTAAAGCGTAAGTATCTAAACCCGGTCTGTATTCTTTAATGTAAAGAATCTGCTTACCCTCTCTTAAATCTTTATTATATCCTAAAACAACTTCTGCCTCGGCTTTTCTATCATTCCAATCTTTAATCCAATATTGAGTATTGTCTTTATTAGAACGAACTTTTGTATAGTCAATATGACTAATAGAAGCAATTTGACCACCAATTTTACTCCAAACTATCTCTAAATAAGCACCACCGAAAACCTCTATATCAATAGAAACTTTACGAGTAACATCAGTCAAAGATTCATAAGGATTAGCCTTATTAATAAACTCTTCGGCTTTTACATCATCTTCTTTTGCTGCCCATCCATTTCCTGTAATGTAGTTTACCTTACCTTTTACAATAGCGTTATGTTTCGCACTTTTATTGTAAAGGCTTAATAAATAATTAGGGTAATCGTTTTTGTCTCCAAACTCGATATATCCTACACCCTTTTTTTCTTTGTATTCGGGTTGCTTTGCTTCCGCAAATGTTAATATAACTAAATTATCCATCATCGTACTATAAATGTGTTATTTGGTTGGTGTTTCGTATATGTAAAAGAAGTAGATTCCGAAAGCCTCATTATCCCTGTTTCTACTAATCCGGTAGCATTGGCAGGGTTCGTATTCGTGGTAGAAGTTTGTTCGTAGATTTGATATTCCCACTCTCCAGAATCTTGAGTACCGAAATAAGTATTTGTAACGATTGAGAATTGATTAAACCTATCTTTAAAAGCAGAAGTATCGGCAGCGTTTAGGATAACAAATTTAACCTCTATATTACTGCCCCTATGCGTAAAAACGAATAAATAATTCGGTGCTGAAAGTGTCTGTTTCTCCTTTAAAGTAAGGATAATTTGACTTGTTGCACCCTTCGTTAAATATATCATACTACTAAATAGATAAATCGTGAATTTTTACAATAAAGAAAAAGCCACCCCCGAAGGGATGGCTAATCTACCTACCTATAACGAACCACGAAAGCCTTATGATACGAGACCTGCGATAATTCCGCTATTTACTTCGGGAGAGAGTTCTTTCTCGCCACCTGTAAAAGTCAGAGAATATCCATTACGGTCTCCTTGTGCGGTTCCTGTTGCAGAAGTTCCACCGGTTACATCTAAACCAGAATAACGACCTAACAACCAATATTTGTCGTTAGCATCTTGAACAACTGCCATTAATGTATTTTTTGCAAGTAACAAGATTTCATTTCTTGTATTTGCTTGAAGTTTGTTAAGAACGATAGATAGTTCTTGAGCATAAAACACAGTTCCGTTCTCAACAGAAGCGGTAATTGTTTCAGTCAAAGCACCTGTATTCTTAACTAACTCATATTTGTAGAATACCTTTCCGGCTGCTTTAGTGATAGCTGAAACAATACCAGAAGCCTCTGTAACTGAACTCACATTAGCGTGAGCAATCAGCCATACCGCTTTGATACCGCCTAAACTTTCTCTGCAATCCAGAGTGTATCCTTGTGTTAAAGCACAAGCCATTTTATTGAGTTTTATATGTTAAGAGTGGGTAACCCAGAAAGATTACCCACCTTTTAAAATTAGATAATGAAAGAAGCGATCTCATCCAAGAAGGCAACATTCACGCCCATCTTGAACTCGCTTACGAAACGAACTTGGTCAGCCTCTTTAGCATAGAAAAGTTCGAAACGCTCTTCTTCATTAAGAAGGTCAGTTCCCAAGAACATATTGCTCAAACGGATAGCATAAATCT